AACAAACATAGATTCCATCTTGCCTGCTGATCATAACAACATATTCATCACATAACTCGCAGGATAATTTGTAACCATCAGCAGACTCTGTAAACCATTTAGGCATTTATTTATGCCTCCTCTGCTATTTTAATTAAGTAATTGAGCCTGCGCTTGCTGATCACAACGCAACCAGCCTGACCGCTTTCGCTTTTTTCGTATTCGATCAGCGTTCTAAGGTTTTCCGCCAATGATCTAAAATTAGAATCTTCAAGAGCCTCAACGGCAGCCTCAGCAATACAGATACCGCTCCACTCAAAAAACTTTGACATGATCGAGCCAAAAGCCGCTCTATTTGTAGGTTGAGCATTTGGCATAAAGCATTTTTTCTTTACCTGCTCGATTAATGAGCCAACTGTTATTTTTATTGTATTCTCAAGCATATATTTTATCTCCCCAAGGTGATTTTTCTGTTTCAATAAAATTATCATTTTTTTCAACAAGATTATTATCTTGATCTGCAATCAGCTCATAAGGCTTGTCATAGCTGCCGATCTTAACAGAAATATAATAACCAACATGAAAATAATCTGTCATAATATCTGATTTATCAAAGTTTTCAGCATTCATTGCTGGAATAACTTCTGATAAAAAAGCCAGCGCAGCAGGATTATCAGCAAAATGATCTTTGTACCAATATTCATTGATCTGATCAGTACCAAAGTCAATAGAGCCTGATTTTAAAGTTAATGTTAATTGACTATAATTCTGAACTGACAAAGTGCCTTTCATATTATGCTTTTTTAGCACCTCCTTGATCGCTGGAGCTAGTCTTTTCTTTTTTTCTTGGTTCATGTAAGCCATATTAATTATCCTCCATTAATTTTTGAGAGACCAAAGATCACCACTCGCATCCCACCGCTTTTTTTCACGCGCAAATAGCCTTGTCCGTGTCTTTGGCCGCTCAAGTTTTTTATTTTAATAACAATCATAACATCTTATTATAACAACTATAACACATATCATACAAGTACATTTTACCAAAACATACTTAACAAATCTTTTTCAACTTTCGGAGAACAGCTAACAGAGCCACTATCTAACTTGTGATCAGGAAAATTTTTCTTTACCCACTTATTAGCTTTGTTAATTGCTGATTTTTGACCACGCGCCCAAACTGAGTTCCATCCCCAGTCATTAGGCTTATCGACATTGTGAAAAGTAAATGTCCATTGCTTCATATTGATGCCTCCATTTTATTTTTAGAAGTTAATTTTTGATGATTATTATAATCTCTGATGACAGAAGAAGAACCATCCCCTGAAAAAAGAATCATTAAATAAATCAAATATTTAAAAACAATCATCATATCTATAACAATTATAACAATTATAATATACATGGTGCAAGTAATATTTTTAAATACTTTAAAAAAATTTTTAAGGTAAATTAGTTATGTGAAAATAGATAAACTTGAATCATATAAAACTAAATGGTTTGAATTTTTAGATTATACGCCTCATGCTGGACAAATGAAAATTCATCAATTACCAAAAGATAAACGTATGATTGTGGCGAGTTGTGGCCGCCGTTGGGGCAAATCAATGGCAGCTGCTAAGGAAGCCGAAACTCTAGTTACTCAAGCTAATAAAAATGTTTGGATTGTCGCGCCTACCTACTCAACCTCGGAACGTATATTCAGAATCGTCTACGATGATCTAATCATAAAACACAATCTTCCAACTCGCCGCAAATCATTAAATGAACAATATATAGAATTTGAGTGGGGTAGTATTATAGAGGGCAAATCAGCAGAGCATCCTGAATCTCTTATTGGTGCTGGAAATGATCTTGTAATTATAGATGAGGCCAGTAAGATGAATTTAAAAAAAATATTTGAAATGTATCTTAGGCCAACATTGTCAGATCGTAAAGGTAGATGTATTATGATATCAACACCTGAAGGCTATGATGGTTTTTATGAATATTATTTATATGCTCAAAAAGCCGATATGTGGGCTGCTTTTAATTCACCATCATGGGAAAATAAATTCGCGTTTCCAAAAGGGAAAGATGATCCTGATCTAATAGAAATGAAAGCATCTATGACAAAAGAAGTTTTTGATCAAGAGATTGGCGCAGAATTTACATCGTTATCAGGTCGTGTTTATGATGATTTTACAAGGCGCACTCATGTGGGAAATTTTCCATATAATTCTATGCTACCAGTATTTTTAGCCTTGGATTTTGGTTATCGCATGCCTGCTGCTTTATTTTTTCAGGTTGCGAGATTGGGAGATAAAGGAGAAGAACACATTTTTATTGTTGATGAAATTATTCATGAAAAAAATCTAAAAATTTCTGATTTAGTTGCAGCAATAAAAAAGAAAAATTACAGAATTGCGCGCGTATATGGCGATCCAGCTGGCTATCAAATGCAAAGCTCGGTTGGAATGGGAGAAGCAGATATTTTTAGACAATTAACAGGTTTGCCTGTAATTACGCGCAGAGATAAATTAAGTAGAAGCATACAATCAGGAATTAGTCATGTTAGACAATTTATGATGTCAGCTGAAGGTAAAATTAGATTACATATAGATAAAAGTTGTATAGGTATTGTTGAAGATATAGAATCCTACAGATATCCTGAACATAAAGAGGGTAGTAATTTAAAAAATGAGCCATTAAAAGATGGCTATCATGATCACGGCTGTGATTGTTTAAGATATGGTATTATTGGAAAATTTCCAATAAGAAATCAAAAATACAAGGTAAGTAGCAGATGAATGATTTAGCATTAGATTTAATCCAAGAATCCCTCAAAGAACAAAAGCAAATGTATGCAAAGAGCAGAAGGGATGCTATCTATAAATTATTAGATTATTATGCTGGGGACAATACAGCGCAATACATTGAAGATAGATTTAGTGCTGATGCTTTTCGGGAAATTCCTGTAAGTGAGTTTAATGTTACTCGTAGAATGATTGATCGCATGAGCAGAATTTATACACTCGGAGCGCAAAGAAATGTGAATGCTCGTTATGATGATATGATTCATAATAAGCCGCATAAAATGAAGCACATGGAAAAAATGACAAGATTAATTGGAACAATCGCAACTCAAGTTGTGTATAAGGAAAGCCCAAAGCCTCATTTTAATTACAATCCTGTATATTATTTTGATGCTTTTTTTGATGATGATCCGTTTACTCCAGCAGCAATAACTTATCCAATGGTACAAAATGTTGCAGATATTTCAGATGTTCAAGGTTTACAATATTGTTATTTTGATAATGAATGTATGATAAAGTATGATGAGGATGGAAATATAATTGATGAGCAAATGCATAATTATGGAATTTTACCATTTGTTTTTACGCACCGCGAACATCATTTAAATGAGTTTTTTGTTGCTGGTGCTTATGATATTGTTGCTGCAAATGAGCAAGTAAATATTTTACTAACAGAGGCATCTTTAGGAATGCGCTTTCAAATGTTTGGTCAATATGTTATTGAGGGCATGTTTGAAGAAGAACGATTAATGCGAGCTGGATCATCTGAAATAATAGTAGTACCTGAGGGGGCTAGTTTAGATATAAAAAGCCCGCATGCAAATGTTAGAGAAGCAATTGATTTAATAAAAGCAATACTTGATTTAACCGCTCAAAATAATCACTTGTGGATTACTTTTGCTGAAGATGGAAAAAGCGATAGGCCATCAAGCGGGGTAGCTTTAAAAATAAAAGATTTAGAACGCTTTGAAGATTTTCAAGATGATATTGAACTTTGGGAATTATATGAAAAAGATTTATATCAAGTAGAGCGTATTATTGCAAAAGCTAATAATATTAATTTGCCTGAAAATATTGGCTTGAAATTTAATGAACCTGAATATCCAATGAGCGTTCAGGATCAAATCGCAATGGATAGTTTTTTATTACAAAATAATATCATGACACAAAAAGATTTGATGTTAAAATATAATAAGCATTTGACTGATAATGAAGCAAGTCAAATTATCGAACAAAATAAGGAAGAAAATGGTCAAGGAACAGAAACTGAGCAAGAACAGTCAGTATTTAATAGATTACTTAACCAAGCTCCGCCAGCTCAATAAAATAGATGTAGAGATTCCACAAGACGATATAAAAAAAATTTTAAGTGATCCGAGAAAATACGCTTTAGATTTTATTGAATTAGAGTTTGCAAGAACAGTTCCAAAATTTATAAAATCATATAAAAATGGTTTAGAATTTGGGAAAAAAAATAAATGAAAGCTGATGCAAGATCGATTAAGATGGACAAATTGGACGATAATTATATCGTTAGGATTAATGTTCGTTTTTTGTTTTTTTTGTTTTGCATTGTCAGTTCGGCTACTTATTACTGGCATCATACTCAAGATTCAATTGAGCAGCTTCACATGGACGTTACTGAGCTTCATGAAAGAGTTTTAAAACTTGAAGCAAAAGATGAAGAAGAAATACAAAAAGTAATGATGTGGTATGAAGAGCTATCGCTTAATCCACTAACAGGATTTAAGAAAAAAAGGAAATAATGGCTCGCCATGATATTGATGGCAATCTGATTAGTTGCCCTAAGTGCAATAGTAAAAAACTTAGAAAAGATGGTTTTGCTTATTGGAAAACCTTTAAACGCCAAAGATGGCTATGTAATGAATGTGGTAAAAAAACAGTTGCTCCTACAAAAATTGTTCATAATCCATTTAACGTATCTGAAGTTCCTGTTGAAGAAATGTCGATTGAAGATATTATTGCATTTCGTAATAAAAAATATCAGGTAAAATTAAAAAATGCTAATTATAAAAAATTAATTCCAATAACAATAAATAAAACAGGTGTTATAGGTATTGCTCATTTTGGTGATCCGCATGTTGATGACGATGGCACAAATCTTGCAGAAATTTATGATCTTGTAAATCTTATAAATAAAACTGATGGATTGTTTGCTGGGAATCTTGGAGATGTGCAAAATAATTGGATAGGTAGGCTAAAAGCTTTATATGGTCAACAAAGCACAACTGCTAAAGAGTCATGGCTCATTACTGAACATTTTTTAACCAGCGTTCCTTGGGTTTATTTAGTGGCTGGGAATCATGATGTTTGGTCAGGTGATGGCGATCCAATTGAATTTATTATGCGAGATCAGCCAGCTTTATATCAGAAGCATGGCGCAAGGATGAATTTAATATTTCCTAATGGCCGACAAATTCGCATATCAGCTCGACATCAGTTTAAGGGAAATAGTATGTGGAATACAGCTCATTCAATTAGTAAAGCAATTCAGATGGGTTGGCGTGATCATATTTTAACGGCTGGTCATACTCATGTTTCAGGATATCAAGTATTAAAAGACCCATCTACAGGATTAATAAGCCACGCAATTCAAGTGGCATCATTTAAAAATATGGATGAATATGCTGAAAAACTTGGATTGGATGATAAAAATATTTTTAATTGTCCTGTTACAATTATTGATCCTAAATATGCAGATGATGATCGCAGATTAATTACAACAATATTTGATCCGCATGAAGGTGCAGATTATTTAACATGGAAACGCAAAAAGAAGTAAATTTAATGGGAGGGTAAAATAAAAATAATAATAAAATCAAAGGAGTTTACACATGCCAAAAGTCGGAAAAAGAAAATTTTCATATACTAAAAAAGGAAAAAAAGCAGCTAAAAGGTTTGCAAAAAAAATGGGTAAAAAAGTCAGGTATGGAAAGTAATGCCAAAAAAGCGCAAAGCTAAAAGAAGAAAATCAACTGTAAATAAAGCTGGTAATTATACAAAGCCAACGCTGCGCAAAAGATTGTTTTATAGAATTAAAGCTGGAAGTAAAGGCGGTAGGGCTGGATTATGGAGTGCTAGGAAAGCGCAAATGTTAGCTAGAGCATATAAAAAAGCTGGTGGAGGCTATAAAAAATAATGGCATTAAAAAAATCTCAAAAAAGCTTGAAAAAATGGACTAGTCAAAAATGGGGCTATTTGAATCCAAAAGATGCAAAAAAGCCGCGCAAAAAGCGAGGTCGATATTTACCAGCTAGTGTACGCAGATCAATGACCGCTGCTCAAAAAGCCTATGAAAATAGAAAAAAAAGAGCAGCCAATAAAAAAGGAAAAGCAAAAGCTAAATACACTAAAAGAACCGCAAAAAGGGTGAGGCGAGCATAATGGATTTTCTTGCTATTTATTCTGAAGCGGGAATGATTGGAGTAGTTGGCGCAATGTTTATGTTTATGGTTTATTCCATGAACAAGCGAGGCAATGAACAAGCTGAAGCATTGCAAGACCTTAAAGTTGAAAATAAAGGTCAATCTGAAACAATAGAAAATATGGAAGGCATTTTATTGAAACTTTTGGCAAGATTAGATAAAACAGACGAAAGATTTATAAGAAAATTTGATGATCTTGTAAAAGAAACTAATGATATGGATAATCAGTTATCAGAAATTAAAGGTGTTATTTCGAGATTAAATGGTAAGCATTAATGATTACATATAGAGGCATAAAATTTTCAGGTTATAATAAACCAAAAAGAACAAAAAGTCATAAAAAAAAATCGCATGCGGTGCTTGCAAAAGTGGGCAAAAAAGTTAAATTGATCCGATTTGGTCAGCAAGGCGTGCGAGGATCAGGCAAAAATCCACGAACAAAAGCTGCAAGAGCAAGGCGCAGATCATTTAAAGCTAGGCATGCTAAAAATATCCGCAAGGGCAAAATGTCAGCTGCTTACTGGGCTAATAAAGTCAAGTGGTAGCATTTTATGAGGGCTAAAAGAAATTATTCCTATGCTAAAGGCGCAAGGCTTATTAATGGCATAATAAAAAATACATTAAATCAGATGGCTAATCATGTCAATGAATCTATTCAAAGAGGAATTGATAATAAAAGAGATGTAA